GTAGATGTTTTCGACGTAACCGGTGCGGGGGACGTTTTTCTGGCCACCCTTGCCTATAGTTTTTTGACAACAAACGATCTATTTGGGTCCATAAAAAGGGCCACGCACCTTGCCACTAAGTCGGTAGCCCATCGTGGTACTTATACGCTGACGAAAGAAGATATAGATGAAGTACGTAATTGACATAGATGGGACCATTTGCAGTACGGAAGAAGATGGAGACTACACAAAAGCCTTTCCTTTTATGGGTCGTATTAATCAAATTAACAAACTGTATGATCAAGGTGACGAAATCATATATTATACAGCAAGGGGGATGGGCAGAGGCGGAGACAATACTGATTTAGCTAGGAATGAATTTTATATGATTACACACATGCAGCTGCATGCTTGGGGGGCAAAGTTTCATGGGCTTATACTTGGTAAGCCATCGGGAGATCTCTATATAGACGATAAGGGGGTTAATGCAGATGAGTTTTTCGGAGGCTAAAAAAGTCCCTAAAGGATGGGGGCACGAGCTGTGGGTGGTGAACAAGCCAGAGTATTGTGGTAAGCTATTGTTTTTTGAGCGAGGTAAAAGATGTTCGTGGCACTATCACGAGATTAAAGACGAGACATTTTATATGCAGAGCGGTAAGATTTTTTTATCTTATTCAACAGGTGACGACTTGAACATCGCCAGTCGTGCTGTTTTGAATAAGGGTGATAGTTTTTGGGTGAAACCGGGGTTGAGACATCAAATATATGCCCTAGAAGATACGGAGCTTTATGAGTTTTCAACTCAGCATTTTGACTCAGATAGTTATAGAATAGTAAAGGGAAATTAAAATGATAAAAACAGTATTGGTAACTGGTGCGGGGGGGTTTATAGGTGGGCATTTAGTTGGTGACCTCCTATCTCGTGGTCATGATGTTGTGGCTGTGGATATCAAAGACTATTCTGATTGGCATCAAGTTCACCCCGGTGCTCAGGTTAGGGTTATGGACATGAGCAGTCAGAGAGATGTGGCTTACGTCTTTAGGCGTTATAATATTCAGGATGTGTATAATTTAGCTGCAGACATGGGTGGCATGGGGTTTATTGAAACACACAAGGCTGAGTGCATGCTTTCTGTGCTTATTAGCACAAATGTGCTTTATTATGCTCAGCAACATAATGTTAGCAGGTACTTTTACTCTAGCAGTGCATGCGTTTATGCCGCGGATAAACAGATAGACTCAGACGTAACGGCCCTTAAAGAAGCCGATGCCTACCCTGCCATGCCAGAGGATGGCTATGGGTGGGAGAAACTGTTTAGTGAGCGTATGGTTCGTCATTTTATGGAAGATTATGGGATCTATGGTAGGGTGGCCAGATTCCACAACGTGTACGGGCCCTGTTTTGATGAAAAGACTGAAGTTTTAACTGATTCTGGCTGGAAGCTTTTTGCTGACCTATCAGAAGTGGACTCCGTTGCTACATTAAATCCAGTATCGAATATGATAGAGTATCAATTGCCGGTTGAGCGTCAGTCGTATTGGTATGAAGGTGATATGTATCAAGTGAAAGGTAAGAGGGTTGATCAGTTGGTTACACCAGATCATTCGATATACGCATCGTTTAATACAACCGACAAAGAGGGAGAAGAACTTCATACGCCCTTTAAATTAATACCAGCTCAAGATTCTCGTTGGGATAGGGCGCGCATGAGATTTACTAGTTCGGCAGGATTTAGGGGTGATGATCCTGGTTTTGTATATCTATCTGAAGTCAAGATGTCTGATGGTAGGAGTTTGCATTCCCCCAAAAAGATTGATCCAGAAGATTTTGCAGAGTTTATGGGATGGTATATTTCTGAAGGCAGTGCATGGAAAAATGATAGAAATTATACTGTTAATATTTCTCAAAATCTAGGTTTANAACAGGACTCTATTGTAGCATGTATTAAGCGTATGGGCTTCAGTCCTTATGTCAATGGTAAGAATATTATAATAACCAATAAGCAGCTTTATGGGGCGGTACAGAGTGCTGGTACGGGTGCGGGTAATAAGAGAATTCCTATGGATATTTTAAGCTGGAATGGTTTACTTCTTGATGTAATATTTAGATCTCTTATGGCTGGGGACGGTAACTCTAACGGCAAAAGATACACAACCAAATCTAAGATGTTGGCCGATGATTTTCAAGAATTATGCCTTAAATTAAACAAGGCCTGCAATTCAACTTTTGATGGAGAATGTTATAGATTATCAATTTCCGATAACAATACCTTTACCACTAAGCGCACGCATAGGTCAGTTGTACCATTTAAGGGAACGGTATATGATGTAACGGTCCCCAAATATCATATTCTCCTAGTGAGAAGGAATGGTAAAATGGTGTGGTCTGGCAACTGCGGAACTTATGATGGGGGCAGAGAGAAGGCTCCAGCTGCCATCTGCAGAAAGGTTATTAGAGCCCAGTTAGTCTGGGGACCACAATATTGAGGATTTGGGGTGACGGTGAGCAGACTAAGAAGTTTTATGTATATTGATGATTGTATTGATGGCATTCATCGTATTGTGGATAGCCATGTCCGACTACCCTGTCAATCTTGGAAGCTCTGAACTCATTAGCATAAACGAGCTAGTGACTATGGTGGAAGAGATTGCTGGCATTAGACTAAGAAGGTCATACAACCTTGACGCCCCAAAGGGAGTGCGCGGCAGGAATAGCGACAATACCCTCATTAAACAGGAATTAGGATGGGAGCCAAGCACTACGCTTAGGGACGGTATGGAAAAAACGTATGCTTGGATTTGGGATCAAATGAATGTCTAAAGGACAAGATAAATTAGAAGAATTAATTAAGGATCTTTTTCCCGGCGAGCATATTGAACACGAGCACCATGTGGGTGAGAGGCTGCGGCTCGACATTTATCTTTCCAGCTCAAAGCTTGCCGCAGAGTATCATGGCATCCAGCACTTTAAGTTTTCTAGCCTGTTTCACAAGTCTAAAGAGGCCTTTGAGGATGGGGTTAAGCGAGACGAGCGGAAGGCGGAGCTGTGTAGGGAGCAGGGCATCGCTTTGGCGGTTTTTAGATATGATGAAAAATTGGATAGTGACCTGGTATTTGATAGAATGTTACATGCCTTAAATAATACGCCCTACAAAACAGAAGAAAAACCAAGCAGATATAAAGGCTACATGTTTTATGAGAGAAGCAAAGAACGTGCCAAAGAATACAGAAAACGCAGCTATAGAGAGCTCAAAGAAAGATTTAGAACCCATAATTAAGTGTTGGATGTGCACGGTAGATCATCCCATTTTTAGGGAAGGCCTCTGTTATGATTGTTGGTATGGCTGGAATCATGGGGATAGGGGTTGTTAGAGTTGTCCATGGAGAACACGGCCACTTTAGAACTAGAGATAGAAGAAGAAGTAATACCATTTGAGTACCAAATTTTTGGTCTAGCTCTTAGACAGGCGGGGGCAATTGCCCGTTTTGCTGAAGACCTACCTGCAGAATATGTGGGAGCTATTCATGGCGAAACCGGCATACACGAATTCTATAAAGCCTTCCTGCACTTCTATGAAAAAACAGGGCTAGATCCTATTGACCCCATTGCCTGGAAGGCGTGGGTGCAGTCGGAGACAGACATAGCCGACGCACTGGGAGGTATTGGTCCGGTAACGTTTTTTGTTGATACGGTTCTTAATATGGACCTTACTACCGTTGACTCGGTAGTTAAGGTTCTTAGGTATAGGGCCAATCAGCGCCTACAGCTAAACAACATGCAGAGGCTTCAACAGCTAGTGTCTCAGAAGGGCCACAAGAGCGATGAAGACGTTCAGCGCATAGTTGATCTCACGGATCAAATCAGGACGTTAGAGAGCAATCTGGGGTACAATCCGCTTGATGTGGTGGTAACTGCGGGAGACATAGCATCTAGGGCCGACGTGTTAATGGACGTCCCCCCAATGCTTATGACTCCCTTTGTCTCCTATAATAAGGCATTGGGATACTGTGTAGATCCCGAGACAGAGATTCTCACAAAAGATGGATGGGTTCACCATACACAGCTCCAGCCACACAAGACGGAGATTCTAGAATATTCATTACAAAACAACAATTATGAATGGCATACACTAAAAGACCTGTACGTTAACGAGCAATATGAGGGTCCAATGGTCTTTTTGGGGAACGACAGGTTTAATGCGTTTGTGACACCACAACATAAGTGGGCGATCAAAAGTCGCAGGACTAACACGACCAAAATGAAAAGAACTTATGAACTCCCTTTGGAGGGGTCAATTGTTAGGAATGCGGTTTTAAGTGAACGAGAAGAGGTTGACGGACCATATACGGATGATTGGATTAGGCTTTGTGCTTGGTACTTCACTGCAGGGGCGAGGTATAGCGAATTGGCACCAAAATTAAATGGCGACGTTATAGCTTGGGGGCTATCGGGTAAGTTGGTAGATGAATTAACTACTTGTATTGTGGGTGAACATAAGACTCCAAATCCTAAGTTTATATCTCAGCTTTCTTCGCGACAAGCACAAATTTTTGTTGACACCTGCAAAAAGGGGGATGGGACAAAGGACAGTAACCAGTTTCACCAGCACAACAAAGAAAGAATGGACGGGTACATGGCGGCTGCAGTGCTTGCGGGGTATACTGTAACGATTGATTCTTCTGGCACAACCTGCACAACAAATAAGGCACACGCTGCCTTAAGCAAAATTAAAAGGACAGAGGTAGACTATAGTGGTACTATTTGGTGCCCAGTCACCAACAATGGATATTGGGTGGCAAGAAGAAAGGGTAAGGTATACGTCACAGGAAACACTGAGGAGGGAGGGTGTTTCAGGGGTGCTCTCCATGCGATCATAGCCAGTAGCGGGAAAGGCAAGAGTACATTTGTAAAGGTTCTTACTAATCATTGGTTGGACCAGGGATATACGGTTCTGTTCATTAACTTTGAGGAGGCTAGAGATCATTGGGAACGTATTTTGATGACTCAGATAATCAAAGAGAATGTGTATGCAAAGTATAAGAAATGGAGTGACGAAGAGAAGAATGTTCGTATAGAAAAGTTTAGGGGCAAGCTCTCTGAGTGGGGAGACAGGTTAATGGTAAGACACAGTCCCGACAGCTCTTATTATGACGATCTTGAACTGTGGTTAAAAGATATTATGGGCCACAATTCATGTAAGCCAGACGTGGTGGTGATTGACACTTTGCAGTCTATGTTTGGCAGGGGAGGGGGCAGCAGATGGGAGCAGTACGAGAGAATGATGGTACGTCTAGAGAAGCTTGCAAAGGATATGAATGCAGTTTTTCTTTTGACCGCTCAACAGAACGTCAATGCGATGAAGGAGAAGAGAGACGTTATTGAACAGCAGGATGCTGGTGGGTCCGTCTCCATCATACAGAAGTGCTCGGTCGCTACCTTTATTACGGAGAAGAAACTGATTAGTGGAGATGAGTCTGAAGATGAATTTCTAATGCAGCTTCAAATACCTAAGAATAGAATAACTGGATCTACTTTTACATACGACCCGCCATTAGTGCTGTATAATGACGAAACTAAATCGTATGAGGAGTTTTCTACTCCGGACGCATCTCTATATAAAGCCACTACCACATACGACAATAGTGATATTTTTGGGGACGACTTTAACTTATGACAAAGAAAATTGAGCATCCTGTGTTGGACATAACTGTTGATGGCCTGAAAGATTTTCAGATGTGCGCTCTGCTGTATGATTTTAGACACCAGCAGAAGCGATATGAATCTATTCCAAGGTCAGAAGAGTTGGCACTGCGCTATGAAAACATTATGATGAAGATTGTTTCGTTTTTCTTTTATAAAAAACAATCTGGAGTTGTACCCTCTGTTTCGGCCTTGTTAAATCGTTGGGAGAAACATTGGTTTCCTAAGGATATGACATCGTACGATATTGCCATAGAGCAGCATGATGTGTCTGGGGGCAACCTGTCCAGCTATAGCACGGAGGCGACAAGATCTTTGTTGGGATTCTATGAAGATTTTGCGAAAGATATTGAATCCGACCCCCTTCTTATTGATGAAGAATTTATCATTCCAATTGGCAGTGACGTTAGATTAATGGGAACATTTGATTTGGTCTTGAGAGACAAGAAAAATGTTCACACAGTCATAAAGTGGGTCACCAACACAAAAAGAATACCCGTAAGTAGTATGGTATTGGACTTTGCTGCCCTTAAAATGGCCCTAGATTATCGTAACGACAGGAAGCCAATGGTGGTTAGGTATGGTTATTATGATTTAGTTTCTACATCTAAGTTTGGGTTTAAGCCAACAGAGGTACCAGAGGTAGACATTAATGCATTACTATATTGGGTAGATGAAGCTAATAAAACTCAACTTTTTATGCCCCGAAGGGGTCTAGCTAATTATTGTCGCTACTGCCCTTATGATACTCCGTGTAGAGATTTTGAGGTTACCGAACAAATGTTGCAGGTGGCTAAATGAGATTGGGTTTTATTTTTGATGATCATTATACTGATTGGATTTTAACCTTGTCTGACTACATGGGTACAAAACCATATGATTTTCTTATACAGGCTATAGATGCGATGGCGGAAATGTATGAGGCCGAGTTAAAAGATGACTGATTCAAAAAAGATATTAGAAGAATTCATTAACGAAGATAGCAGTAGGCGTATTTTCTCTCAGGAGAATATAGTACTAGCTCCTCTTTTATCTGAAATAGGACAAATTAAAGATCAGTCTATTCAGTATTTTGTTCGTG